AATGCAGTTGGTGTTTATAAGTATATGATTTCAAATCAATCTGCAGTTCGTAAACGTAGGGAAATCAATATTTCACTGTATTCTACAGATCAGGTCGATGGGGGAGTTCATATTTACAGTCAACACACTGTTGCTAAATTTACAACTTCAGATATTGCAGTTACTGCTGATTGGTTGATGGATGGTTCTATGTATAGTGTAAAAGACACATTGAATTATCACGCCAAAACTATGAAGGGTGATTGTGGTTCAGTAATTGTTATTGATGAACCGAATGTCGGATGTGAAATTATCGCTGGCATTCATATTGCTGGAAAAGAAGGCACTGGATTTTGCAATGTCATAACCAAAGAGGATTTACCTGAAGTATTGAAGTTGTTAGGCTTTGAACAAGAAGAACCAGGTCCTGTGGAAGAAATGCTAGATGGTGCTGTACCACAAAGTGGTGTGGCTCCTGATTTTAGAGTCAATAGCATGTATAAAACTCCACACAATAGGATTACAGATATTAAGAAATCAGTTCTGTATAGGAAAGTTGACCTTGGTATCCGTGTTGCTTATGGAACTTCTTTACTTGGTCCTGCGACAATAGGAGGACAACAACTGGATCCACACAAAATAGCTATTTCTAAGTACAACCCGGAACCAGTAGCTATAAATCTTAGAACTCTAGGATTAGCTGTTGGTAGCTATTATGAGTTAATTGATAATAGTACTTTACGAGATAGAGTTGTTATAAGTACTAGAGAAGCTTTGGGTAGTTTTGGAGAACACATGAATTCTGTCGATTCTTCTTCCAGCGGAGGCTGGCCATACAATACTCCAGCGGAAGATGATCTCAAGAAAAAGTATTTCCGTGCTGTTGCAAGTGGTGATACTGATGTTATCGATATGGTATTTAATGAGATTGATACTGAAGTTGATCGCTACGAGAGAATGTATGAAAAAGGAACAAGACCTTTCTTCTTGTACACTGACAATTTAAAAGACGAGATTAGGCCTTTTGAGAAGATCAAACAAGGCAAGACTCGTATGTTCAGTGGTTCGCCTTTCATAATGTTGTTGCTGTTTAGGAAATATTTTGGAAGTTTCATGGATGAGTTCTGTCATATGAATTTAAACGTGGGATCAGCGATAGGAATAAATC